CTCCGTTGGAAGCTAAAGCTTGCATTTTATTATATCCAATAGTATCGGCGTAAACAGTCAACATTCCAGACCACTTATTGATCTTCATGTTTGATTTGATAATTTGCGCAGCCCTGTATCCATTGTCTAAAAGATTTGCAAATCCTTCTGTTATCTCAAACGCATCGTTGGTTCCGTTGAACGTTCCCTCAGAAGTAGAAATATTAACACCAGAGCGATTAGAGAATAGAAAATTTGCAGCGGCAGCCTCTAAACCTTCGCTAAAGTTGTTGTTTAGATTTATCATTTCATTCATGATCATCTCGTCTAACGCAAAAACAGATCCGTTAGCTTGTTTGATGTCATAAGAAAACTTATCATCTAAAACAGACCATGATGGGATGATAATATTAGAATCGCCACCAACTCCAGTGTGATTATAAACCTCACCACCAGTGCCTAAGGCGCGAGCTGAACGGGCGAAATAATTAATTTCACTTGTTGTTCTCTTAGCTGCGTTCTTGATTTCGTTGTGGGATGGAATCATTAATTCTGTGTTCTTGCGAAGAGAATTAAAGACTTCTGGGGTTCGAACTCTTAGTTCACCCTGATTAAATTGTGCTAGAATCTTAGCTTGTGCTTTTATAAGATTAGCAGTTGCATAGTTTGCCATTATATACTTGTTTTAAATTAGTAATCAAATTAGACTTCCAACCCTCCACAAGTACCTTAGCGGAAACAAAAAGGAATAAAGCGCAATACCTAGCGCGTTTCAAAGGTATAATAAATATTTTTAAATATCAAAATTAAGGCGCACTTAAATAATAAGTGCGCCTCATGTATTACATTTTTAGTGTTCCCGCTTTCATTTCTGATTGCATTTTTTCATTAAACTCAGAGCTGCCCTCCCTAACTCCATTAGCTTTCATTCTCTTTACGAACGAATCATAACCCCCTTGGGCACCGCCGCCAGTATCGTCACCAGCACCTCTGCCGCCCTCTTGTTTGGGCAATAGGTTTAATTTGGTTAGCTGTGACACAATGAAATCTTGAGTCATTTCAATAGGCTCTAAAGTCTGATCTTTTTGTATTTCTCCATTTATCAATGTGAGCGCCTTTCCAGTTTCACTAAATGATATGTCCAAACCTGTCTTTGTGCGCAATGCCATGAGTGCAATATCTTTATCGACGAGTAAATTATTTGGCATTAAAGATAGTAGTGCATTGTCTTTTTTAAATGTTTCTTTTTCTTTTGTAATATTGGATTTAAACCCGTCGTACTCCACTTGCAAAACTGAGTAGTTATTTTGCAACGTTTTCAGATCGCTCTGGAGTGATGTGATTTGTTCAGCAGGTTTAATATTTGCATCTGTGATAACTTTCTTTTGGTAGGCATCAAGCAAGTTATCCATTGTTTTACCTTCAAACTCAAGCCCGTGCTTTTCGCGCATTTCTTTTACGCGCATTTCTTCACCCGCGACTTTGCCGTTTTTATATTCGAGATCCATTAGGTTTTTTTTGTATTTCTCGAATCCATCTTTACTATATGTTACAACTTCATCGGTGGTAACATCAAAACTCCCCGTTTCAATCGCCTTTGAAACGTCATCTTTGCTCACCTCAATAGGAAAGCCGTTAACTGTGAATAGTACCTTATCCATGTTACTTATTTTTATTCGTTAATATTTAATTTTTCGTCGATCAGTTTGCTTATTGTTTTTTCACTCATACGACCATCTACCTCAATTCCTAGATCTACAGCTCTTTGCTTCAAAGCTTCTTTATTTTGCAAACCATCTTTAATTTCTTCAGCTTCTTCAACTTCTTCGAAAGCATAGAAGATGCCACTGATTCCACATGCTTTGTTTTCAGCTTCGACAAAGCTTTTTTCGAGAGCTAATCCAGTTCTCAGTACTTTGAAATGTTCGCTATTTACAAACAAACCCCTTTGAGACTCAATCAATCTCCTTTTTTCGCATATCACTACCATTTTATTAATTTTTATCTGTGTTTTGCAATATTGCACTTATTTTAGAATTAAACCAAGCGTCTCGCATTATTTCTAATTTAGATCTGTCTTTGATTAAATCAGCTTGAGTCAATGTTTCCCACCAATCAGTAAACATTCCTTTCTTTTGCGCCTCTAACACTCCATAAACCCTAGATACAAGCTCTATGTCATAGTGTACATACGGCTCCAAATCTTTCTTCATTAACTCAGTCCTAAGCGTTTGAGGGTCTGATTTATATTTAGATGTTAGATATTCGGTTAGTTTTCTATCTCTAATCGTTATGGGGTCTTTTTTCTCGTTAGATGTTTGGTATTCCGAAAGTAGGTACTCAGGAGGCTGGATTATGTAATTTCTGCCATAACTGATAACCGCTATTTTATCAGCTTTGCTTTTAGTTGGAAATAAGAAATTTGCTATCCATTCTGTAAACGCCTTTTCGTGCGACTCCCCGACGTTAGACCAAGCATTCAAACGGGTTATCATCGGCTGCGTGTTTAGGATTACGCTCATAGCTGTCTGATCCTTAGCTTCACTCTCTCGCGTTCCCCACATAACCTCAAACATATCATCAAAATCAGTCTTGGCGCCTTTCATGTATTGATCCCAAATTTCTAGATCTGGAGATATAAAACCAGCAAAATTTGCCGGTAACGTTACTGGATTTTCAGAATTGAGATCTATTGGTATAATTATCTCATCTGTAACATCTTTATCTAAAATAGTGCCTCGTCCTCCACAATCGGGGCAGTCAGCTACGCCTATTTTCTTAGTTCCTCTACATGATGGGCACAGAATCTTAGGTCTGTAAGGTGTTGAAAATCCATTTAAAAACTTAAATATTGTCAATATAGACCTATCGCTAAGGAACTCTTTTTCAGACTCGATAATATTATCGATAGGTGCCAATCTGTATTCTTCGCCTATCTTAATTTTATCGGAACATATTCTAGCTGGCACAGCCCCAAATGGGTTTACATTAGTATTTTCAATATCTAACGAAAAAGAATCGCCCACTTGTATTACGGTGTAATCTTTTTCATCATCAACAACACGCCAATGCTTCTCGGCTGTTCCTACTTTTGTTTTAGGCTCGAATATAACATATTCAACATTCATACCATTAGCGGCATAATCTCTAATACTACATACACTCTTATACGTCGGATAAACATTATCATCCAACCACTCCAACATAATTAATCCAGACGGATCCGCGTTATAAAGATCTTTAGCCCAATAAGTTTGTAGCCATTGCTCTAAAGATAAACCGCCTCTAACGTTTGATATTTTCCTTATCAAATCAGCCCGCTGAGTATCGCTCACATTGTATTGTTTACCTCCTCCTGTGGCTGAATAGACATTGTTTACAGGCTCTAATATTTTAGCGTTAATGTCCTTTATAGATCTCGCATACTTTTTTCTAGCTAAGGCCTTATTGTCAGATTCAATGTGCTGTATTTGAAGCAATAGATCTTTAAACTCGTCACCGAATAACAAAGCTTTCATGTCTTTGTGGTAATCACGCGCTTTAAGTATCCATTTTGGCACCTGTTGAACTTTCTTTATTGCTTCGAATATATCTTGCTCTGTATTAAATACCATAGTCTTTTTTTTACAAATATATAAATAATTACGAATAAATAATAGGCGGTGCCGATATTGGTCTATTGTATGCTATATGCGCATATCTATCAGCATCCCACATATGGTTAAATTTATCGATCGGCTGATTTATTGCAATATTGTTTATAAGCTTCATTTTGTAGTTTTCTTGTTCCTTTTTCGCTTGTAGATATAAGTGATTTTTAACAATATGTATCTTCTTCTTTTTCATTGAAGTAAGCCAATACATGACGCTTTTAGTTTTATTTACTTTGCTTATGTTCCACCCCTTTAAGTATAACTCTTTGACCATCTCAACCGTTCCTCTGTTCTCGCCAGTATATTTATCAGAGCTGTCGGCGGTTGTGGGAATCTTAATATCTATATTGTTAGTAATTGCAAAATTATGAATTAAATCTGCGTTTTCGGTTGGTTCGTATAATAATAATTCAATCCAGATATTAAACTCGTCCTCTCCATGTTTAACAAGTGCGGTTGGATCCGTCGTGAATCCAAAATCCATACCATAACTAAATCCTATGTCTGGAAACTTATCTACCCATGTAATATTTTGAAATATCAATCCCTCTGGGGATGATCTTATTCCTTCACCATATACTTGCCATCTGTATTTATCTGCGGTGCCATTCCTTATATTAATTAAATTAGGTCTTCTTTTTTTTTCATCTTGAATATTCAAGTCTTCTAATAACCAAGGACAGTAACCTTCAATAGTGTTTATTACAGATTGTTCTAAATGCTTATTGTTTTTGTATGTGGAATGTGTGAAATGTACATTAGGCTGCCCTTCTAAGTCGAAGCACCAATGTTGCGTATATTTTGGATTCCAATCGTAAACTAATAATTTTCTACAACGCATTGCAATACCATCAACTTTTTCTTTATTTTGGTTTTCTAAAGCCTCATTTATAAATACAATGTCAGACGGATAACCTTCGCTACTATCGTCAAGCCCTCTAAAAAATACATCATTTCCATACAGGTTGTAATATGGTTTTTGTGGATTCTTATAGTTTTCATCATCCCATATCCCCATCTTTTTTAAGCATTTCTGAAATTCTTTAAAGGTGAAATCTTTACAATTTGTTAACGTTTCCCTAAGTATGTAAATCTCATTATTTGCACCTTCATTATTTTCGCAGTACATTACTAGCAAGTGATAGAAATCCCAAGTTTTAGAACTTCTACTGCTACCCTCATTGCATATTGTTACTTTATCAGGTTTATTTCTATTTTTAAAGAAAATACTCACCATTTCATAAAATAGTGGGTTGGGATTGAACACCATTACTCTTCTTTTAGATTGTACTCCTTACTATCGATAATAAGGTTTATTTTCGGATTTGATTTTATCTCTTTATCCTTACTGGTAACATCTAACTTCTCTCCAAACATTTTGGGATAGTATTTAGCCGCCTTCCATTTGTAAGTTTGTATAATAACATTAGCGGTCGAAGCATCAATATCACCATTCTTTAATTCGTCGATAGTTTCGTCTATTTGATTATCTACACCATCGGCTTTATCTTGAATGGAATTTACATACAGGTTGCAAACAAATTGATTATCACGCTTCCATCTACACCAAGTTGAAAAGTCTGGAAACTCATCTTTACATTGCAACGCCTTTTTAATATTCATACCATTGGCAACTAAATCACATATCTCAATAGCTAATTCATCTGTGTATATAGATGCGTTTTTATTTCCTACTTTAGCTCCCATCTCTTTTTATTTTAAAACACTTAAGTCAATGCCTAATTCCTTTGCTAATCTCTCAACTTCACCACTACAAAAGTCTAGCCTTCTTTTTGTATTATCGTAAGAGATAAGAGCCTCGCCAAACTCTATATACTTCTTACCTAGCTCTTCCTTCAGCTCGTCCTCTATTACTTCTTTAATCATCCAGCTATGAATATTCCAACCTTCAAAATATTGGAAATTACAATTAGACAACTCTATTCCGCAAATCTTTTTCATTGACTCTGTAAACTGACCACTATCATTATGTTTACGAATATATCCAGCTTCAATAATCTCAGCCCCCTCAGTAGCCAATAACTCATCCCACGCCTTAATAAAATATCTCTTTTTCATAATTTATAAAGTTAGTCTAAAAAATTCTAATTCCATAATGATTTTCTTACAATGCTCTAATTTTTCCGCTAATTCATCGCGCTTCATATTAGTTAATATCAGTTCGTTATTGAGTCTACTTATCTCAGCGCTCATTGTTTCAATAGAGCTGAATACATCTACATCCTCGTTTCGTCCTTTTTTTTGTTTCTATCATTTTTGATAGGTACTCGTCAAGTGGATTTTTCATATCTCTTTATTTAAAATGGGTATTTAAAACTTTTCTTGTTGCCCTTAATCATCGGCCACTCTCTTTGTATTTTCTCCTTTATTGCATCGCGGATGAATTGCGAAACATTCACGTCATACGCTGACAACTTTATTAAACTTTGCTTTTGAATTTTCGAAAGTTTAACGTTTTGATTCTCAGTATATTTGCCCATGATTATGTTACTTTTGTGACGTTTAGCGAATTGTTATAGCCAATTAAAATGGAGACATCTTCGCTTTTACAACTTCAATATGTTTATATCGTTCTTCGCTAAATTTATCTTTGTTATCTTCAAGTGTTTGCTCGTAATAACCTATCTTGAAAGTCATTACCATATTTTGCCATAAAAGAATTACAGCTACTGTTCCTAATAAAATCGCTAATGTTGTCATTTTAAAATAATTAACTGGCTATAACAATTTATAAAAATAATAGCGCATATAGCCTTTGCGGTATTATTCATCTTATGTGGTTGCGCTACTATTCTTATAATAACGTTATAGGGCATTTAAAATATATACCCTTTCGGCTACCACATTGCTGTTGTAGTACTTGTATTCAACCTTTCTAAGTTCAAATTCATACTTACCGCCATTAATCAAGCCTTCAGGGTTTATTACCTCTATCTCATGCGTGCCTGTGCAATAATCATAACCACCACAGCAACACGTTTCAGGGTGGCAGTTACATCGCTCCTTGTAGCTGTAGTTGTATTTTAAGTAGTATTTATTATCCTTTATTGTTGCTGTTCCTACTCTCATAATAAAAACGCCCTATAACACTAAATATAAAAAAGCTGGGTGTTACGGGTCTTTTAAACCAGCATGCTACTAAGTTAGTTTTTGTGGTCTGCGAAAAGTTGTAGCTACTAATCCCAGCCATTTCATATTATTTCCGTTATGCACCATAATCAGACAACAGGCAGTTGTAATCATTTAGTGCAGCATCAAGCAATGAATAATCTTCTACTTCTGTTGGGTCGCATTCATAACTGCCTGTTTTTAGATAATCAATAGTGATAAAATGGTCGTGTGTATCTACGCCAAGTTTATCTAATCGTTCCTTTTCTGCTTCTAGTGCGGTGATAAGTTTTAATTTTCTTTCGTCCATTTTGTTAAATATTACGGTGCATAACACGGTATATATGTTATACGCCAATGAAGTGCTGTACTTAATTTTAAAGTTTGTGGTTAGGCGTACAACACATATACCCAACCGTTATGTGCCATTTACAATTCTGGATAATCAGACCTGTCCATTTTCATAGCACTTTTAAAACTATCTGCAAGTTCTTTGTTGCATTTTTCACATAAGTTACAGTCTGTAATTTTAACAAACTCTACCTTTTTATTGCTGCCACAAACGGCACATAACAATGTGTCATACGCCATTGGCTTAGTAGCTTTTGCAAGTGTTTCAAATAAATCATCCATCGGTGTTATCTTTAAGTTTTGTACTATTAATTATCACGCCAACAGTCGCATACACTCAACGTTAGGCTTCATTTGCTATCGCACCACAATTCCAATGTTCCCAATTTGTACATTTTCCTGTTTCTCTATTTACTCTACGCATCCACAGTTCAGTCACAGGCATTATTGCCGTGCCATTGGGAACTACACACTCCTTTTCTGTTTTAGTTTCTTTAAACTCATTTGAGCAGTTTGAACATACTGTATAATCACCGAAGTAGTAGAATTTATTCTCACCACATTCACATTTAATACATCCTTCCATCTTTTTAGTTATTTATCCCACCACACAAAAACGAAAGCCTAACAAAGTATAAATGCCATTGTATCGGCTCATTTATGTAGTTAAGTGGTTATTATTAATATTTGTTTTTCAATTCAATTTCAGTTCTCAACGGCACTTATACAAACCGTTAGGCACTATTGCTTTTGATCTAAATAGTTATCTACACATTCATCGTTTGCTTGTGATGTCTTGTCGCTTTCTGAATAGTCCGCAAAAAGCAACAGTTCACTTCGTTGCCTAACATTGTATAAAATCAATAAAGATTCTATCAATTCATCTTTGCGCTTCCTTGAAAGCATAGTCTTGTCTACTAGTTCTGTTATTTCTTGTTTCATATCTTTACTGTTTTTATACTTGTCCATTGTAGTTCATAAAAATGCTATTCTTTATGCCTACATACTTCTTTAGTGTCTAACACAACCTCTTCATATCTACAACTACCTGAGTGCTTACAGTCGCATTTTAACGCAACCACAACACGCTGTATAGGTAAATTATTAACTATACTCAGTGCTTCACTTACTTCTTTCCTGCTTTGTTCGGAGTGTTGCTCTCCACCGTTTACCATGCTACTCAATAGTGCAATGGTGCTACGTAATTTATTTTGTTCGTCTTTTGTAATCATCTTTAGTTCTTTTTATCCGTTAATAATCAACCCATACAGCCATCCATTATGGTTCATGCTAAGAACCGCTACGTTCAAGTTCATCAAACAATTGATTTGCCATATCAACAGATAATTTTGACAGATAAATGCCCCAATGTTTTAATCCTTGGTATTCATCTTTTGGTATTCCGATATAATCAGCAGCAGATTGAATGCTTGCATTATTGCCCTCTGCAATTATATTTGCTTTCATTATTTCTAAAGCAAAATGTTCTTTTTTTGTAAGTCCAAAATAAACATCATGCTGAATAGTTCCATCATGATTTGTGTAAGGAGCTGGATTTTTAGGTGTTTCTGAATTTTTCATTTTGTTTCATATTTAATTGATTAATAATTACTTTAATAAAGCACGAAACCATAACACACGGTATAAAACAAAGCGGTTTCAGTGCTATTTTTTGGGCTTTGTTTTCCGTTCAAACTTCGGTGGTTGTTGACAGTTCATCGCTCGCAATCCGCTTCGATTTTATACCGCCAAACGTTAGCGAGAATGAGAGCGATTGTCCGCAAAATATGGAGCATCATAAACATTCTTGCCAGTTAAATCAGTTATTTTCTCGAAGTGATTGTATGGTTTGGTAAAACAGCCACCTTTACATTTTACTGTCATTACTTTATCCCAACATTCCATCACCTGCAGAGCATCTTTTTGCTGTGCCTTTGAATATCCTTGTAATGTTGATACGATAAAATAATCACTCTCGCTAACATCAGCTATGTTTAAGCTGGGGGTTAGCGTAATTTTCAAGTCCTCAATCTGTTTTTTCATTTTGTGTATTTTGATACGTTTGTAATTTTAAATCCCAGCCTAAACATAGCTGTAGCGTTAGCAACAAGCCTAAGCATCCTGCATATATTCCGTAAGTTTTTTAAGTAAATTATTTAGGTACTCAACACCTATAGCCTTTGCATCTTCCAGTTCGTATTCAACGCCAACCCAATCATTGTTTATCATTACATCATAGCTAGGTCGGTCTTTCCAACTTTTCCATTCTATTATCATTCTACCTATTGGCGTTTCTGCAATCACATGGTCATAAAAACTTACTCCCTCGGTTGCTTTTGTTGGCTCTGTCCATTTCATAATATCTCTAGTTTAAAGGCCAGTTGCTAACAATATGTATAGCAAAAAGCCGTAATTAATATTTGTTCTTCGATTGGTTTTTTGGTGGTACGGCTTCATGCCATACATTTAACGTTAGCGATCAGTTTGCTAATCGACTTTACGACCGCAAAAATCACATATATAGAAGTTACCAATGTTATTGCCGTTTTCATCGGTGCAATGTTCGCAAACCGAAACGCTAACATTTTGGATAGTTAATCTGCTTTTAGGTTCTAGCAGAATGCCAGTGCCCGCCTTGTAAGCAAGTTCAGCCATCTTATTTAGTGCTTCCATTAGCTCTTCGCTAGGTTTAAAGTTCTCTCCTCTGAATGTTGCGTGTCCGTGTTTTAATGGAATATGCGTGTGTCCTTCTGTTTCGTAAGTTGCCATCGCTGTTTTGTATTTTGAAGTTAGTATTTTCTAGTAGTTTGGCTATTTTAGTAGGGGCAGCCTACCCATCCAAGTTATCCATTGTGCGTAATTATACGCCGCCCTTTTCAAAGCTATCAGGTTTAGCTTGTTTCTCACAAGCTGATTCCATCATTGCTAAATATTTATCAATGACATTTAAGTCTGGATTTTCTTTTTCAATTTCCTCTTTAGCATTTATATGTAATAAGTGCATATAGCTTTTATGCCCTTTATATCCAAATACTAAACTAATTGTATGTTGCATTTCAAAGGCTGCAACTGTTATTGTAAAAAACTTTCTGAGTGCATCTATTTTTTTGTCCATAAGAATAATAACTACGCACAACAACAGCTAAAAAACATAGCCAATAAGGCAGTAAGTAATTTGAAGCGTTCTACATGGCTACGCTTCATAGCCCAAAGTTATAGTTAACCCTATCGGGTCGCTATCGCTTAATAATAACACGGTACATAAACAATAAATAAAATTGCCTACGCACGGGAAAATCCGTTATTCTTAAACATGCGGTCAACTAATCTAATCCAGCGCTTACGTATTATTTCTTCATATTCGCCAACTCCAAGCATCGCTTCCATTTCATCACGCATGCAAACTATAGCGTTTAGTTGAGCTTCAGTAATTTCTAATTTTATCTTTTTTGCCATCGCTTAAAAATTTTATTTACAGTTCATGTACCCATTCGTTAATCTTATATTTTAATTGTTAATTCCCAATATTCCACACCACTCAGCCCACATGACCGAAGCCATAACCTCAGCGTTGCCATTAAATTTATTGAAGTTCTCAAGTGCCGTTTCAATACTCACGGCTTTTTGGTTTAAAATGTTTTCTAACATGGGTTTAGGTTTTTAAATCCGTTAATCAAAAATATTTGTTCCTCTGGATGAATGCTCCACGTTCTTTTTTTAATTATTGGAACGTTATCCGAATCAACTTGTAAAAAAGTATTAATACCGCTAATTCTTGTTTTCAACAAGCGGAGATGCACCCCGCTTGTTGCATGTTTAAAGACCTCCATTTTTTAATATTTTATTTAAGCTGTTGTTTGCTTTTTTCTCTGTATCTGTTCTATCCCAAACTGTTCCTAAAAAGTCTATGACGAAATAAGTAGATTTACCATTGAACTCTATTTTAAAACCTTTTTCTTCTCTTAGCGTTTTCATAACTTTTACTTTTTTAGTACACTTCAAAGATACACCTTTTAAATTAAAAACAAAACAATTTTAAAATATATTTACATTTTATTTATTCGTTCGTCGTTTTCGGTCACAATTAACACCACTTTATTTTCTACTCCCTTCTTAGATGATAGCTTTACGCTTAATACAATGCTATAAGCGTCATCCTCAAACAAACAATCTTCAATCAGCTTATACATAGCCGCGCAATTTGACGCGTCCAATGGTCTTGTTTTAAACTCAAAATTAACTTCGACGTCGTACGCTCCTGATTTACTAAATGGCTTATATTTATTCAGCATTAATTTGTAGGTGTTTTTAATGTTATTTCTTACAGTCCAATGGGCTCCAGCATACCATTTATTTAATGATACTTTTGGTAGATTTTTAATTATTATTTCGTGTCTTATCATTATGGTGGTTTTCGTGGCATATTCTACAAAGTATAGTAATGTTATTAACGTCGTAGGCTAGCTCGCAATTCCCGTTCATTTGGCAATCATTAACGCTTATGTCGTGCGAGCAATCTAAATAAGTTCCTGATGAGATACCGCAATGTTCGCAAAAATGGTAGCCGTGTTCGTTTATTTGCTCGTTCAGCTTCTCTTGTTTGGCTAACCTCACACGCCTATCAATTACATTTTTAGGTATGCTATTACCGTGTGAATCTTTGTAGCTGTTCATGGCATTAATTTGCTTTTGTAGTGGTTTATAATCCTATCAGTTTCAGACTTGTAAAAGTCTTTAAATCCTTTGTCGCTTCCTGTTTGTTGTTTATGTAGAACATGAAGCGTATTTCTTAAACGTTGGCTTTGCGTTTTTGGAGTATCATACAAATCAGAATCAAGACTATCCAAATCCTTTATCTCCTCTTCTGTGAGTTTATTCTCAGGCTTAAAATATAAATACCCAAACATATCTAGCATACTATCTATATCCGCAATCTCTCCAGATGTCTTTTCGCAAGTCTCAAACCTTACAGATACAGACCTGTCTTTCTTTCGTGCATAGCCAACTATTTGAGCGGCTGTTATTAGTTTTTTCATCTTATCTATATTAAAATTTTAGCTTCAATCTTAACCCCGCCTATCAAATTTTTAACGATGTGCCATGGGTGAGAACTCTTATTTGCAAGCCCTCTATTAATATACTCATTCGCCCATGTTTGCTTTGCTAGTGTTTCGGTCAGCGCGTCGGTTGCTTGCGTGTCAACTTCGATAGTTTTAGTTATTACCGCGTGCGCTCCCGCTGTTCTTGTTATTGTTAATCTAACGCTTGTTTTCATCGTTCTTATTTTTTAAAATAATTGAGGCGTTCTTAATATTTCTAAACATCTCTTATTGCTCATATTTACATACTTCTGCTCTACATCAAAACCTATAAAGTTTCTACCTTCTTTTGCACTCATAGCGCACTCTGTACCACTTCCAGCAAAAGGAACAACTACAAGGTCATTCTTTCGGCTGCAAGTCAAAATTAAGGCTCTTGTAAGGGATTCAGGCTTTACCGTTTCGTGGTCGTATTTTGCGCCAGTTTTTACAGCTTCATTACTATAATTTAAAACCTCTTGTAAGTTAAATACATTGTTAAATGGTCGCCTTAGTTCTTCGTATTCCTTTCTAAGTTCTTCGTATTCCTTTCTAAGTTCTTCGTATGGTTTATTTAAGTATTCAAATTTTAAATACTCCCGAATTGTATCATATTGTTCTTCTGTAATTACATTGTCACCATTTAGCCAATTAGAAACACAACCAGTTAACCCACCTGTTCGGCTTGGAAATAATTTAGCAATTTCTTTATTAGTAATATTTGCGTTCTTAACCTCAACTTTCAAATACTTACTAAATGGGTTTTTTGGTTTTAAAAATTGTTCAAAAATTAATTCTCCTCCTGTTTTTTGTCCTCTTTGCTCATACATTAAAATCCTTTCGGTGCAAGGTGCAAAACTTCTTAATCCTTCGCTTTCTTCCAATCCCATAAAAGAGCCTTTATTCCAAACTAAGCTATTTATAAGGTTAAAGTATTTATCAAGTATAATCTGAACGTATGCAATATTTTTAGATGAACCATACCAAAATAAAGTACCATTATCAGAAAGCACACGCTTGCACTCAATAGCCCACTTTTCAACATCTACTAAAAATTCATCTCTACTATTCCAAATAAAATCAAAGTCGCCTTTTACTCCAAAGTAAGGGCTATCTGCAATAATTAAATTACCTATTTTATCAGGCAGGTTATTATTTAGCCAATTGTCGCAATAAACCTTATTAAATTCCCTCATTTCTCTCATCATTCTTACTTTTATAAAATTCGTATAGTTCTTTTATGTGTATTCGTTTTAAGGGCTTTTTAAGCCTCTCTTTTAGCTTAGTCTGTATTCTCGCCTTAATAGCTTCGTTTAGTTCGTCGTTCGTCATATTTCAAGTTTAAAATGGTGCTTCTCGTGGTGTCATATCAAAAGCTGCTTCTACTTCTTTGAATGTCGGTTCTGAGTAAGTTATTAACCCTTGTTTTTGCTCATCTTTTAGCCAGTAACTATTATCCCAATCACCACTAAACTCACCTATTTGGCTATCTGCGTCACCTATTATTTTTGTATATCTTCCGTTGTTAGTGTTCCACATGAAAACCGCGTTGGCTTGATTCCTACCTAAGTTCTGAAACTTAACTTTCATCACTCTAACGCTCACAGTATTTCTATCAAAGTCTCTATGTACACACAAACCGTGATAACTCATATCATACCACTCACCACCGCCTTTAATACTGTAAAAATCAGGCTCAGGCATTTTGCCTTTATCTTTTATTTGTTTAACTGGATGAGCTACCACAATAACAAGCACATCATACTTTTTACAAAACACGTCTATTTCGTTAAGATAGTCATTTGTGTATTGGTTCACATCCGACCGCTTTGATTCTTTCAGATGAATTTTATTAAACGGGTCTAATACTAAACATTTAATCCCTTTGCGCTTTACAAGTTCGGCTGCTTTTGCCAAAACCTCCTTTAAACTATAACCATTTTCAAAATTAATATGGTAAAAATTATCATTTACCGTAGATTCAACTTTTAGCCATTTTAAAGAATCTAATTCGATTTGCGTTTCTGGCCTATATCCTGCATACTTCCTGCAAATTTTATCAATATGCAAAAACTCTGGCTTATTCTCAGGTGAACAGTAAGCCGTTTTCCATCCGTATTTTAAATTGTACCCAATGCACATTTGGTCTACAAAATCAGACTTCCCATGTGTGGGTATCCCCGTTACAACAATAAACTGCTTTGTGTATGTTGAAAATATATCATCGAAACCGTCTAATCCAATTTTGAAACCAGACTTTGAGCCATTCAAATAAAAATCCCTTAATTCGTTTCTAACATCGTTTAGAGTTACTACATTATTTAAAGGGCATTCTTTAGCTTCTAGTATGCGTTTTTTTACACTCTCTACACCTTCTTGGCATAATACCTCATTAAAATCTTTATAAGGGCTTAAATCGACCGTAAAGCAGTTTTCAGCACCTAGCCGCCTGATTAGTTCTTTTTGCACATTCTGCCCCGCCTCATCATCATCAAGGGCAAGTATGATTCTTTTCTTATTTTCAAAATATTCAATGCTATTATCTAACCAATCTAAATTTACACCGTGAACCGTTGAACCATTTGGAGAACTAATTACATTATGATGCCCCGATTCAATAACGCTTAAAACATCCATTTCACCTTCTACGATTATCATTTCGTCAGAAGTTCTGACCGCGTCTAAGTTGTAAGGAATTTTCTCAGCGTCCTTAACCATCTTAAAGTTCTTGCGCCCATCTCTGTATTTAACATTGATTAGCTCATCATCCCTAAAATAATTAAACTGAATTGTATTTTCTTCTTTCCCTGTTTGGGGCATCCACTCTTTACCTTCTCCAATTTTAAGCCTACGTAGTGTGAATTGTGTTATTTTGCGCCCCTCAAACCACTTAACTAGATTGTTTGATAGTGTGGTATTGTTTTGAAAAGATGGTCGCTTATATGGTTTAGTTTCCTTCTTTTTTTTGTAGGTGTGCATTTGTATTGTCTCGCCGCAATGGTGGCAATGTCCTAAACCTGTTTCCCAATTCAATGATAAACATTTATCGCGTGCCTTTTTTCTTTCAGCGGAACATAAAGGGCACGTGCTCGTCTTAACATTTATTGGCAGGTCGTATTGGTTGTATTTATCAACCTCGAAACCGTTTATAAATTCGCTCATATCAAAATTTTGTTATTACCTTAACTTGCATACGTTTGCACCAATCTTCTATTTCGGCTTCTGTGTGGTAACGCTCTACACAATCATGGGTATATTGAACCCTATAAACCTTTTCGCCAGCATCTACTTTAGGCTTTATATCAGAATATTCTTTTTGTAGCCATTTTTTAGCTGTGAGATAAAGCGATTTGTATTTCTTATTGTCTTTATAGTTTTCAATACTATCTAAAATATTATCTATTTGGTTATTTGAATATCCAAACTCTATCAATTTTTCATAGTCAGAATGAGAAAGCGATAGGTGGGCAAAGCTTCTGTAATTATCTTCTTTTATTTCATCTTCTTTACTTTCCTTTACTTTACTTTTCTTTGTTGATTTCTGTTCGCAAATTGTTGATTTTTGTTCGCATAAAATCGAAAGATGCTTACATAAATCCAATTTATGCAAGCACGTATTACTTCTGCGCTTATATGCATCTTCAATATTGCTAATGAAGTTTTCTGAAAATACTATTTTATTATTCCATAGAAACTCATCAATAGCCCCTAACTTTGCACATAAATCATAGATAGATGTAAGCTGTGATTCTGTTACTTTAAGTTTTGAAACTAGGAAAAGAAGGTCTGTATCATCTCTTAAATCTATGTAGTGATTATCACTACTACCTAATAATTCAAGTGTCTTAAACCATATAGCGTACCCCACATGCTTAAAAGTAGATTCTATAATAAATAGCGTTTTCCCTGAGTCGCAATAGTGCGGAAAATAATCAACTGTATTTTTATCTTTCCTTCCTGCCATAATTTTTTTGTTAAAATTTTAATAAGTTTAGAGCCAAAAAAAGCGTTTAAGCCCTTGGAATATCTTTAACTAATTGATAATTCCCTATTTTTTTGCCTGTTAATTTACCTCTCTTAATGAGATTGTAAATGTTATGTACGCTCTCATTATATTTGCTTGCGTACTCCTTTACCGATAAATACGTTTCTTGTTTTTCCATGTTGTAAATCTACGTTAATATATTAACAATACAAAATAAAAAGTAAAAAAGAATGCCTTAAATTATCAAGGCACTCTTAAGGTTAGAAAAGTTTTAGTTGTCGTTTGTAATAATCAAAGGCAGCCAATCCGCTTTTAAAATAGTCCTCGTCTATTTCGCAAATGTCTAAATCAAAGCCCTCCATATCGCAAGCAATGGCATGTGTGTGGCTTCCTCCGTGGGTGTCTAGTATTTTCATTCCTTCGCTTGCGTATTTTTGCAGTGTCCACCTGTACAGATCGATAGGTTTTTGAGTTGGATGTATTCTATCTTTCTGCATTGCAGTTTTATTGTAAATCTTTGCTCCATTTTTAAAAGAAGTCCAAGCCATTTCGCACATCGCAAAGCTCATATCTTCAGCGATTTTCTTATCCCATACAATATAGCATTTACAATTGCCTAACCTATCTAAAAAGTAATTACCTCCCCATACAATCATATTCTTACTAACCCTCTTTAGCTCTTCAAAGTATTCGTTTGTTGGGGTGCTTTTATCCCAAACCTTTATTTCGTATTTTTCTTTGAAATGAGTGCCGCTATTATTAATGTCAATTCCATAAGGCGGGTCAACTATTGCCAAATCGTAGTAGTTATCTGGCTTCGTTTTCATAAACTCGATATTATCACAGTTGTAAAAACAAATGCCACCTCGTTGCTCTTTTTTAAATTCGCTCATTTTGTTTTATTTGTTAAGTTCCTCTATTTCTGTTATAAGATTATGTACCGCCTCGCATTTTTGTATAATTTCTGAATGATTATCAGCGTTACGGCATTGTAATCCATGGAGTGAACCGATTGTTGAGTACCTTATGTTTTCAGATTCGATCATATAATCCCCCCAAGGGTCAGGAGATATTATGAAAGTATCTTTCCTGTAGGTTGCTAGATTTAATTTGCTCATTTTATCATCAATTTAATTTGACTCTGCAATTTTATTAAATTCTCGTAGCTCAGAAATGATGAAAGCATAATCACATCTTGGATGAGGTCGGCACGGTCTCCGAAGTCTTCGGCTATCTTGTCAGCTCCTAACTGCTTTCTTATGCCCTTATCAAGCTCTCTGGCGGCTAGTTTTAACTTTGTAATGTTACGCCTTTCATCTCTGCAATTAACCCCGAAATGGTCGGCTAAATGGTTTATTTTATTTGCTATGCTTAAATGAATGTCGGCGAATACCATTTCGGAATAAGTGAGCCTTATCATTTCTTGTGCTTGTGCGTTGCCGTTTTGAGCAAGTTCCAAAAGTTTCTCTGCTGCTGTCATTTTTTTTCGTTTAATTTTTGCAATAAGAAGTCAGCTATCAACTCCTTATATTCAAGTTCAGCCTCATTTGTGCCGATGTTATTTTTGTCGGCTTGCTCCCACAGGCTTTCAAGTTTTTCGATTATTTCAGAACGTTTCATAGGTGTAGAATAAACCCCCAATTAAGGGGGTGTTAATATTAAATTTTTACCTCACTAATTATTGCCTGTTCTCCTATTATTAGTTTAATAGCTAGTTTATGCAAAGCTTTTGAGTGGAGTGGTTTGTCATTATAATAGTATATCTTTTTTTCGCTATCTAATTTTAATATTCGGTGTATCTGTTTGTGGATAGAGGTGTTTTTAAGTATAAATACATCCTCAATATATTCATCATTATAATTCCAATGATGACAAATCTGACCTTTAGAAAGTAACCCCTTTTTTTCTAGCTTTTTACTTAAAGTTTTATACTTACCACCATTAGACCATGGTCTTTTTTCATCCCAAACTTTTTGCTTTTCACAATAGCCTAATCTGTGATATTTTTCCCTGTGTCTGATTCTTTCCGACTCTACACCTTCGGCGGTTGACCTTATTTGCGATTCCCTTTTTTTAGAGTCCTGTTTTGTGCAGTCTTTACATTTGTTCAAATGCCCATCTGCCATCTCAGAGTGCTTATAGAAGTGGGATAAATCTTTATCTATCCCACATCTGAAACATACCTTATTTGCCATAACTATATATTTTGTTTATGTAAATATAGGCATTAAAAAGGTAATATCAAAATGGTAGTTTATCGCTTTCGTCTGCTGGCTTTAAATCTTCAATGGTGGCGGTAGTGGTTGGTTCATACTTCACTGGGTCTAACTTCCAACACTCCAAAGAATTGAAATAGTTTACCTTTCCATCCTTCTCCCATTTGCGACCGCGAACATTAAACGAAGCGTTAACATCATCGCCTACCTTCATGCTATCAACTAGACTGCATTTGTCTTGTGTTAATTGAAACTTAATAAAATCGTTCCAATCGCTGTTTTTTTCGTTTTCAACCTCTATAACAAACTCGCGCTTTTTAAATGTTTCGCTAATTTTTACGGTGTCCTCAATTACTACTAATTTCCCTTTGATTTCAAATGTGCTCATAATTTACTTTTTTAAACTAATTGATACTATACTTGTTCGCTCTACTGTTGGAGGGTTTATAATCTCCCCTGTTTGAGGGTCTGGTGTTGGCACCTTCAAAGTCTTTAACCATTCCTCCCTAACCTTTTTAGCTCCTTTAATTTTCATTTCGTCCATGGACAAACTTAACCATTCTGGGTCTTCACAATCTTTAAAATTATAGTTAGGTCGTTCCGACTTTGTGAATGTAGTGCCGTTGTATTCAAATGATTTTTCCGTGTGTCTATCGGCTGCATCTTGGATATACTCTTTTATATCCTTATCGCCACGTAAAGCCTTTATTATGTCCTCAAACGCCTTGAGCATAATGGCGCTAGCTTCCGCGTCAATATAGCCGCTTAAAATGTCATCTTTTACGGAATCGACATAAATGTCAATGCTTTGCTTGCGCGTTGGTAACTGGGTTAAAATACTAATTGCGTTCATGTCTCTATTTATTAGTTTCAAATGATACTTCTTTAGGGTCTTTGAACTCATTGCCTTTATTAATTATGGCAGTTTTAAACTTCTCATCTTTTTGAAGATGTACGTTCCCTTTCCATATAGCTGCAACCTCATCAGCACTTTTGCAATTGATAATCAAAGGCAATAAGCTTACTAAATTTGTCAGCGGCTGTGTTGGTGTTTTAATGTCATCAGAATGAGTTGTATCTGCATCGTCTATTTTGCCAACAGGGGTTAAAAAAGTATACAGCAAACAGTTTTTAAGTGCGTATGTTGTTGCTTTGCCAGCTCCTTTATCTTGAGAATCTACGCCATGCCCATAACCAGCTAACTCAATACTTTCTCCAGATGTATGTAAAAGCAAGTATTTTGTTTTCACCTTTGTAAAAACACTTTGTTTTGTTTTCACTCCGTAACTACTTGACTCTTCCCATCTATCAACTTGCGTTTGTTCCTCGATGTCTATCGGAACAATACACAATCCAGCATTTACTAAAGCATCATTGAACACTTCTTTTACGTCCATATCTTTAGTGCCATTATACGATGAAGTGCCAGCGCCAACTTTGCTATTCTTTTCCATCCCCTTAACAGCTTTCATTACTTCTATAATTGCAGCCGCTATTTGTTTCTTTTCACTCATAACTTCTTAATTTAAACGTTCGAAAATCATTTTACCATCTTCACCATGTATGCCTATTTCAATATCGTATTTTATGCAGAAATTTCTTGCCGCCTGATACGCTGCTAATTCTGTGACATTGAAAGCCTCTGTTTTATCACCAGCTTTTTTCAATTCTAATAGATTATACTTGTTTTTCCTTTTAGTTGTGGGTTTTAACTTTATTTTTAACTTTCTGTTTACACGATAAATTTCCTTTGTTAATTCAAATATTATGGCTCCATCTTCTCCATGAAAGATAACCTCTCCACCGTAATTTTTATTAAACATTTTAGCCACGTGGCTTGCCATAGATACTGAAATGTCAAAGCTTTTAGTTTTCTCGCCCACAGTTTTCAATAGTTCTAAGTTGTACTTCCCTTTTGCTCTTGGTGTTTTTTTGTAAGATTTCATGTTATTATTTATTGGTTCGGTACAAATCTAACCATTTAATTTTAATTACAAACTATTTTTAAAAATAATTTAATTTTATTTTTTATTTCGGAAATAAATTGTAGATTTGTGTCGAACTTAAAAACTAAGGAGATGAAAGCAGAAAATGAAGTTAGAAAACCCACAACGGTTTGTGTAAGATTAGTAGCACAACCACAAAAATTGATTAATTGTACAACGGCTATATGTGCTATTAATTTTACACTTTGTTATAGCCAGTTATTAAATAAATAATTTATGAACTTAGATAAATTAAAAGCACTGTGCAATAAATATACTGTAGAGGTTAGTTTTAATGGATTTAAACCATTTACACATAAGGTAATTAATGCAGAGAAGATGCTCGAAGAAATACACACGACAACTGATGTTGATAAAAGCACGTTTATTGAAAATATAAACAAAGGTAATTTTATGACACCTGAGTATGAAAGTATCTTCAAATCCATTAAAACGGTTGGAATGTTCCGAACTAAAGGAGACGATGCGCTAAATGGTGCAAAAGCTTACATTGAATGTAGTCGCCTTAATTGGCTATAACGGTGGTAATATATTTTCGTTGTTTTTCACAATGAAATATATTACGTGTTATCGGATGCCTTTTTATCTTTGAGCATTAATAATTAAAACTAAAAACATGTATAAAATTCAATCAGTAAACAGAATTAACAAGGAATTGCTTATTGAGCATCCAGACGCTAAAGAGAAAATAATTAGCAATATGCTAGTTGACTTTGCTCACGAGATGTTTAAAAACAAATGCTTTGAAATTACAGAGACAAATGTAAAAGGCGAAGTAAATTGGATGTCCCCTGATGAACAGGAGGTAGGAATTGAAGCGTTTATAATGACATCTAAAGAGTTTAAAGAAGCAATTGAAACACTCCATTTAATTAAATCTGCGCTTTCAGAACCGATGAAGGGTTATGCTAATCATTTGCACACCCTACTTACGAAGCAGCCTCTTTAGGTTGCCGATAACATTCGCTAAACGTCACAAAAGTAACGCAAAAGCGCATTAAACTATTGATTCTTTGCACATTAAGTATAACTATTAAAAAAGAACAATTAATTTATTTTAAAATTATTTTAAAAATAGTTTGTTATTAATTTATTTTGATTAGATTTGTAAGGCAATAGGGAGCGAACCCGATGCACAAATAACTAGAACTTATGGAAGCTTCAATAATTATTACAGGGTCAGGCGTTAATTCAAAAAGTACTTTATTAAGAGCTTGCGACGGTCATAGCATTGTCACTAAAAAACTACAATATGGCTACGAAATTATTTTTTCATCTAAAGGCGATGCGGTAAAAGCCTTATCAGGTGCTTATCAATACTTAAAATCTGATTTGGAAGATTGGAAAAACGCAGCGGCTTCATATAAATATGGAAGTTCACTAAGTTACGATAGTGCCAATGCTAGAATTTACACAGATAACAACTAGGAATTATGAGCAAAAGACAATTATTTTATTTAGGGCAATTTTTTGAAGTTGAATATGATTATCAACCCGAAGAAAAAGCAGAACGTGGAATTGACGCACAGTACCCAGGGTGCGGTGAAGAGCTAACCATTGAAGAAATAAAATACAACGGTGTAGACTTTACTGAAATTATGGAACCACACGCTAATGCGATGGAGAAACAACTTTTGGAAGAAATTAACTCGTATAAAAACTATAGATATGCGGTATTTAATAGAGATTGAGCTGGATGATAACTTCACTTATTGGCTAGACACAGACCCTGAGCAGACGATAAAAGAGTTGTTTGTTCCATCATCAGATGTGAAAATAATTAGTTTTAACGAAATAGAGGAGGATAAAAAATGTGGTTAAAATACATAGTTTTTGGAATGATAGTGATTGCCTTGATAGTGTCTTATGCACACGAAAAACGCACGGCTAAAAGAGACTTAAAAGAGAAGTTAAGTTTTTTGAGATATGGCGATAAGGTTTACTGGTATGGAAATGAATATACCTTTTGTTGCGCGTCTGGTGATCTAGCAATCCTAAAAACATGTGATAATAAAAACATAAGTGTATTGTTTAACTCTTTAAAATTTGAGAAATGAAATATTTTGCAGCTTTAACCTTGATTTTAACAATCATTTGCCTGTTGTTTTTCGCTGGCTATTCGGCGGTCGGTGAGGATTGTATTAACACCACTCAATCAATTTTCTTAGGATTCGCTTCTATCTTCGCTGGTGCCACTATTGCATTTGCGACTATAAGCGTTTTTAAGAAATAACGTTTAATAAGATGGATTTTAAAATAAAAGGAACACACATAAATAAGCAAGAAAGGGAGTTGCTAGCAAGCGCGGGTTTGAAATATTGCCCCGCATGTAAAAAAGCCCACTTGCTATCTGAGTTTAATTTTAGGAAGTCGCGCCCTAATACATTGCAGGCTTATTGCGCAGAACACTATAAGCACTTAGATTCATTGCGCGTGTTCGATGAACGGGTAACAAAATACACTATTGCCGAAGCTAAGGCATTGGCTCACATAAATAGTCAAGTCGCTTTTAAGATTGCAGCGGATAACGTATCGAAATGTGAGCGTATAGCACTTCGTAATGAAGGTTTGAAATGGTGTAGGAATTGCGGCACACCTCACGAACTTAGATTTTTTGACGCAGTCGATACGCTCGATGGCTTGAATTATGTTTGCAGAAACAAGCCAGACTATTACGACGAGATTAATTTTACGGGTGAAGTAGTGACTAAAAAGAAAGTAGAAACTTACAGAAGAAGGAGGATTTAAGATGATGAGACACATTAAATTTGCGAACCAACTGATCAGATTAGAAGGTACGTCCGACAAATTAGACCCTACCACCGTTGCAAAGTCTGTGAACGCGGCTATTAACTTTTGCAAGGAGAATGAACTCGATAAATGCGAGCTTGATTATAACGGTTTTTTGTTCGTTATTGAGCCGAATAGCGACCTTAATGGTAAGCTGAATGAATACGACTATGCGCAGTATTTGAAGGGGTAATATTATTTGATTAGTAACTAATTTTTAAAACATATAAGGCATGGAAAAAGAACGCGGAATTATTATTGTAAAATCTAATGGAAATGACATTTCAAATATTACTAAAATGAAAGAGTATAGGGTTTCTGGGTTTATTTATGAAGAGGGTGCTTGCCAAGTTGATGTAGAAGCAACCGGTAAAGCAGAAGCAAAGCAAATAGCTATTGATGATTACGATTTTTACAAAGTTGTAAATGTTTTTGAATTGCGAATCATACCCCGCAAGAGATAATCTTATTTGATTAGGATTCGGAAATCAATAGTTTATATTAACGAAACACGCGCAAACACTAGCCTATCTTATTTGATGGCTATTTGATTAGTAATTAATTTAAAAATTATAAGAGATGGTAAAAGAAATCGCGGAGGCTCAAAACAACACTAAACAAGCAAATTTTAGTGCGCTTAGTGTTGTATTACGTTTTTTATTTGGGCGTTGGACAAAATGGGAATTAATTTGCATATATAATTTCTCAACTACAAATAGGAGTATTGAAGTAAGACAGAACTTAGATAACGGGAAAATACAATTTAGAGTTAAAAGAATTGCATATCCTGTGCATTCAAAATATTTCGATGTGGAAGATGTAAAAAAGGCGTTGGCAAATGTGCTATAACAATTTACTAAATAAAAAAGCCCTGCAAGATGAATGCAAGGCTTTTAATTTTTAAATGAAGTCTACTTCTTTACAAATAATTTCTTAATCAAATCAACGACTAACGCGATTGTCGAATTAGATTTTAACTTGGCATTACCTCCAATGTACGCCTCAATTAAAGCGAACGCGAACAAACCCAAAGGCCATGCGTTTAGTTTCAAAAACGCCCATATCCCATCGCCCGAAACATAGTCAATAGTTACTGAGGTTGTGTCTTGCGCGATAACTGAACCGCAAAGAACAATGAATGCTAATACTAATAATTTTCTCATACTTTCCTTTTTTTAAATAAACGTTTAAATAAGCCTTTTTTAACCTCTGTTGTCGGTTGCGTTTGTGATATATCCACCGCGCCACTATTGCCCTTTATTTTGCCCACGTGGTTAGTTATTTCCGTATCTGTGTTGTCAGATTTGAGCGCTACAAATACGCCTAAGACTAAACCGATTACCACGCCTAGTAAAAATAGTTCCATTAGTCTTGTGTATTAAAATACAATTCAGCTTCTGCTATTCTTCGAAGCGTTAACCCTTTTAACTCTTGCTTTTCGCCTACCTCATCTATCAATCCGTCACCATCATCATCTTTGCCGTTGTGCGAACCGTCGGCTTTATCCCATCGTCCAAATTGAACGGCTATATTTTTATCGTTTTTATTAGCTTTAATCTTTCTCAGTAAAGTGCTTGATAGGAAGTTGCCAGAACCTACATTAAAAATAAAACTAGATAATGCGTCGAATTGGTTTTGTGTGAAGCTGATATTCAAACTATTTAACAGCCTTTCGACTCCGAATAAATCAGACCTTAATAGCATTAAGCCGCGTTCGTGTGTGATTAGATCGCCTTTCTTTACGCCTCTAGTATGCCCATATCCAATAGTCAGCTTTCCAGCGGGGCAAATGTATGCCTTGTTTTCGAATGACTCAAATCGTTTGATTAGCTCGATACCTTTTGTTCCTGTTTTCATGGCTATTTGCTTCTGTATAAGTCTAAAATATCCTTCCTGAGTAGCTGTATTTGCACTAGATATTCATTCCTAGCATCTTTATTGTTCTGCTTAATTTCCAAGATAGCACTATTAATACTACAAAATACTATTTGGTTAGCTTCTGCGTGCGTTTTAAATTGGTTCTCAACATCAATTTTATCCGCTTTTAGGTTTAGTTTAGCGTCGTAATCCTTGCCCTGTACATCGTTAGACGTCAGCCACCAAATGAAGAGCATAGGTAATAAAGCGATTAAAAAACTACTAAGCCAGTTTTCGAGACGGCTATTTGGTGGACTTTTTACGTTCATACTTGTAAGTTGTTAGAGCAGCCATAATGTAAGCTGAAAAAAATATTATCCAAACGCCTCTATCAATGCCAAAACCTAGTGTTTCATATACTTGGAATGCACTCAAAATTAATAAAAAAATTGAAGTACTCATAATTAACAACTTCACCAAATTATTTTCCAATAAATATGAGAATAAAAACGGAAGTATAGCACTAATAATTGAATTATTAACCCAATAAAATGCACACCAGTATCTAGAATCGTAGCCAACGAAGCCAATTAACTCAGGTAAAAAAGTGTACAGGGCTAAACCTGCGAAATACACAAACGGCACTACGCAAATTAACCCTGTAATCTTCTTATCCAAAATGAAAACCATTATCGGTTAGGTGGTTTCACTGGTGGATTTTTTGGTAATCTCTCATTTCTAATCATGCTATCGTTTTTAATTAAAATTTAAAGGTAGTGATTTTGTTTGTTAAAATAAAGGGTGATTACGAAGTTGTAACAGTAACCCCTTGCGCTTGCAAATCTATCACCGCCTGAGTGCCATTAAACCCTCCACTCGATGAGTCAGGCGCTGCATTCGTACCGCTTATATTTATACTTCGACCCGTAAAATCACCACCAGCCGTTTCTGTAAGTGCTAAGATTGATAAGTCGTATAAAATATGATTAACCTCTGCCGCTGTCATTGCATTGTTTTGGAATGTATATACACCCGCGTTAATTTTTAGCATATTAGGCATTACCGATAAATCTATATACCCTAAGTTGCACGAATAAACTTGCAAAGAACCAAACGTTCTGGTCGTAGATGGGAATATTATATTTGTCAGATTAGGGTTCAAATAATACCTGTGAGGGCTGCCTCCTAACCCCGTAAGCCCTGATAAATCCAAAGTTCCTGTAAGGTTGCACGAGTAAATATCTAGCTGATTTACAAGAGCGCTCGTGGTAGGGAACAGTATTTGAGTTAAATTTGGGTTACTTCTAAGTGTTACAGAAGTAAAGCCTCCTGTCAACATAGATAAATCCAAAGTACCTGTAAGGTTGCATAAATACCCCCACAGTTGTGATATTAGAAATGTGTTTGGCGCGAAAGTTATATTTGTTAAATTTGAGTTCGAGTAAAAACGCATAGATCCGCTAAGTCCGTGCGTCAACATAGATAAATCCAGAGTCCCAGTAAGATTGCATAAATACGCTTGAATACTAGTCACGATAGCCGATGATGACGGAAGCGCTAATCCTGTCAATGAAGCATTATTATTTACCGCTAATACTCCCTGAATACCTGCTATATTGCTAATGTCTAAAATGCCAGATAAGCCGCAAGAATATAGCGAGAATGATAGCGCTGATGTATTACTATTCAAGACTAATCCGCTTAAATTAGCGTTATTATATAGTTCAATCCCACTAACCATAGTACTCAAGCTACTGAGGTTAACAATACCCGTAAGATTGCAGCCGTAAGCGCGGATAAGCGTTATTAAATTGTTATTTACTGGCGTCTTTAAACTCGTCAACGAACTATTCCCGTCTACTTGTATTTGCCCTTCTACCTCTGTTAAAACTCTAAAATCTAACTCGTTTAATATATTTTGATTTCTTAGCGTTATTTGCGTAACGAATGCAAAATTATCAGCGCTGGAAACAATCACGCTCGCAGTCGCATTGACTAAGGTATATGCGGGTGTGCTGTTCTGTGTTAATTGAGTAATCACGCCCCCATCGTCAATAGTCCAAACTAAAGTAGCTCCTGAGTTCGTGAAGCCCCAACCGTCTGCAATTAGATTCCCATTTATGGTAAACATCACGTCAGTAACTACAGCTGCATTTTTCCACCTACTCGGATTTAATATCATCATGTCTTTATATCTTAATATCGGTTTACTCATTTACTGGCATCATTGGCCATTGGTTAAAAGTTGGAAATATTCCGCTGTTTGTATAATCGTTAATCATTTCATCCCTCAAAGCTCGGCAAGCTATCACCCAATTATCGAGCGTGTTTAAGAACGCCATCTCTACCGCTCTATCTTCTGTATATTCCATATTTTGCATGATTTGCAAATAAAGAAAGCGCGATATGTTAGCCGTCTGAGCACTAAGTGGTAAAGTCTCGTTTATAAAATCTTCGCAATTGGACGTTACCTTTTGGATTATCGCTGCTTGCGAAAACTCTGTAAGTTCGTACTTTTGGAACGCTTTATAAACGTTGTCAAACTCGCTTAATTCTTCGCTAACTTCTAAGGGTAAAGCGGTTTTATAAAACTGTTCGGTGTTGAAAGTATCGGGCGCAACCTCTTCGACTAAATAGAATTTAACCGATGGATTTAATCCGCTAATTTCTACGTTTAAAAATCTGTGTGGATAGCCGAATTTGACAAACTCACCATCTTTGTACGTTGCTATTTTGTAATTTTTAGATTCAATCATTATACTAAATTTGAAAGTGTGTAAAATTTCAACCCCGCGCCTGTTATGGTCGAGCCTACTTGTGTTAAATCAGGCTTTAATTTATCCCCAACTACCCCGCTGGTATTGCTTATCGTTGAGGTCGTGCCATAAAACTCACCTACTAAAATCGTTATCGTTGCAATTGATACGCCATTCAATAAAACGCTTACTAAAATATTTGCATCGGTGGGCGCGGTGGTAACTCCAATTGCAAATGCGGTGAATGTTTGCGCTCGTGTTATTGTTATCGTTGCATCATTTTCAGCAGGTACTAAATCGCTTGTTTCGTCACTCATCGCAATAGATGGGTCGGGGTGATAAACGGAATCATTTATAGGCTCTATAAGAAAGTCGCCAGTAGTGTAGCCAGCCCCTATGCGAGTTACAAGCGATGAACTCGGCACGCTTAGTAAGATAGAACCGAGTGTCTCTTCTATATCTATTGTTAAACTGCCAACGACTAAAACTTGTTTACCTAGCTGCCAATTTACCCCCAAACTTGGATAATTAGATGTTAAAACCGCGATTAATTTAGTCATCGACAAATCGACAAGTTTTACCCAGCTACCATCTCCTCCGTCGTCTGGTTTTACCCCCGTCTCATTGCTTGAATTAAAGCTGTAAACAGCTTGCTCATCTGTTACGATAACATCATCCCCGTCGCTGTAATTTGTGATACTACGCAATGAGTTTTTAGTTAGTGAAGCAATAGAGGATGAACCAGCCACCGTTGTGGCAGTTGTTCCTATTCGCTCCCAACTGCCTGTGGGGTTGGTTGTTTCGTCGTACAAATCCGCTTCGGGATTAATCCCCTGAGCTACGTCAACGCGCGACAAATACAAGTAGTTAGTTTGAAAATCAACATCGCCAGAAGCTAGATTTACGTAGCTGACATAGCTGTTAATTCGATATCCTAAAAATCCATCTGGCGCGACATTCGCAATATCAAAAGGCTCGGTTGTTTCAACATCTATAACAGTAACAGAACCACCGCCAGCGGCTTGGTTAAAGCCTAGCCAACATTGGCCAGTATCTTGTGATTCCGATTCCGATGCAAGAAGCCCGCTGCCATTTAAGCGCGTCATCCCGATATAATACACTTCGTTTCCGTAAATAACACTATTTACTCTCACCTCACCATGTCCTCTTCGACCAATTCCATTGTGATAAATCCCATCAAATGTGATGATTGAGCCAACTGCTAAATTCCCAATAAAACTAGCAATCGAGCTGCTGTTTTGGGTTGAATTGAAATATGATCTATGAATATACATTTCAGTTGCCAAGGTAAAGGTGTTGTTAAAACCGAACTGATTTTCGCTTGGCAATGTGACAATACTATCATTAAAATGATACCTATATCCAACCGAACTTGGCAAATCTATTGTAATATCCGCTGCGGCTGCGATTGTTAAGTCCTTATTTGGAAATGTGTAGGTATAATTAGCTACCAACGACTCAGGGTTAAGCGTTGCATATTTTGTACGTGCAGCGTTATATATGCGTCCTCGCTTACTCTCCATTTCTAAATTCAAATCGGCTTGATTTTCGCTTAATAGTGTAGTGGTTGGCACAGTAACCGAGTTAATGGCTGTTATGTCATCTAGGCCAGCAATAGTAATATCTTTATCTTGAATAGTTAGCTCTCTAGTTGTGCCAGTTGATACTCCCGCTACATTTAGATTAACTATTTTTGTGACGTCGGTAGCATCTGAAACTGCAAACACTCCAGAACTAACAGGCCATGAAACACCGCCGGCTCCAGTTACTCCACCCACTATAATGCCAGGCTTTGCACCTCTTAAATCTGTTGTTTCCTCAACAATCCAAGTATTTACTGAATGCTGAATTAATGCCTTACAGATTAAAAATCCAGTACCTACATAGTCCGTTGGAAAGTTGTAATTAGTGTAACTATTTTCGTCAGATGAGGCATCTGCAATATTAGCATAAGAGCCCCCAGGCAGTAACATCATTAACCTACAATCTCTGTCATTCTCAGAGACAACGCCAAAAAATACTACATTGAAATATTTACCAAGTGCCGCGCCTGTGCTGTCTATCGTCGTAGCGTTTAGGTTTGTAATTCTGTTGTAGGGCGTAGTGGGGTTGTTTACTACATAAATGCCGCTCCCTGTTTGGCTGTTAAATATAGGAAACGAATGAGGGTGCAGTTGTAGCACATTGCCAGCGGTTGTTGAAATATATATGCTATCAGGTGAGCCAGTCACGCGGGTAAACGTATAAGCCACACCGCTTTTATAAGTGGATTGCTGTTGTCTTACCCAATAATTTAAGTGTGATAAATGCCCATTATCTAAAGCTTTTTCAATATGATCAGACCACGCATGCCCTCTATACAATCCGTAATTCTGAACGCGAAGTGCGCTCGGAACAGTTGCGCTGAACAATGGGATATATTGCGTTAATGATGGAAAGTCAGCAGTAACACCAGTAGCTTTTTGAATTACTAAATTTTCATCTATCCAAATAACATTTTTAACGGGTACCGTATCAGTTCCAGCGGTTAATATTATTGAGGTTGGGACTGAAAACTCTTTAACTGCATTTTTAAAGTAACAAACAATCGCGCCCGACGCTGAGTTATCAACACCCAGCGTAACGATTGACCCGTCACTTGTCACATCTAAGGCTACACTATACTGAGTGGTTCCCGTGTAGAAATTAAACGCGTCCTCTTTATTACCTTTTTTTGCAATGCGAACTTTAAAAATACCAGTAGTTACTCCAACTTTCATAACCTGCCCCATCTCAACGCGATAGCTTGGAGTGTTAGGAGGTGTTAATGTTATTTCGCCAGGCGTTTCAGATAAAAAGTAATTTTGATTAGCGGTTAATAATGAGGTGTCCGTGTCGTTAATGTCGCCAAATGGAACACACTCGCCAGCCTCATCTATTCCAAAGGGGTGTGTAGTCATTGCTAAAATGCCAGTTGCAGCCATTTTAATATTAGCACCTGCTAATGCTATCGTTGGTAGCCCTGTTGTAGCATCAAACCCGCTGATATAAACAGCCTTTAACTCATCAATGACAACGCCAGTTTTATTAATAACTCTATCCCACATCTCAGAGCCTATCTGAAGGCTGGAATTGGGTCTATCATTGTATAAAGTTAGGCGTTTTAAATCCGAGTTGTAGTATATCTTTCCTTCTTCGTACGTTTGCTCTAGTGCAGTTTGAGGATTTAGAACAATAGAATTAAACTTATTCCCCCCCTGCGCTATCCAAGTTCCAGCGGCTAATTCAGCATCAAAATCGGATGAATTAAAAGGCAGTGTGGTATCTGATTTTAATAGATACAGATCGTCACCTTTAGCCACTAATGTAGCCGTGTTATTGTATACACCAACCTTCCACCTACTAAAATTTGAAACGGTTGCTTTTGATACTTCCGTCCAGTAAGAAGAGCCATCAGAAGGGGGGTTGCCTTCGTTACCATTATCATCTGAAGCCCATAGTTTATCGGAATACTCAACAATATAACCACTCACATAGGTTTCAGCACTATACCATGTTGGGATACTCTCATTACCACCTCCAATATCGCTAAGTTTTAACAGCTCTAAAGCGTTGGTGTCGTTGTTTAACACTAGCATTTTTCCGTTTGTTATCTCCCCTAGAGCTTCGGGATAATCTCGATAATCTTTTACTATTATTGCCATATTTTAAATATTATCTCCTATTGCTATTTCCGTGCTACTTCCTATTACTTGCTGTGATTCCGTCACTAAACCGCTGTAAGTTGTGATGCTCTCACTATCTTGTTGGTAACTTCTATTCACTTTTTGGAATGGATTGCGTTCTGATATTCTACTTTCAACCTCTAAAGATTCGCCCCTTACAAATTTAACATTATTTATTAACAAATTACTCATGCCCGACGCGTACGCTATTTTTCTTACGATGTAGAAAGGATAAAGCATACCTTCAAAATTAAAACTTGTTCTTATTAATGTCTTTAAAATCGTTTTCTTTCCGTAATCGGTCTGGAAATCATCTGAATCCTCACTAATAACACCGTCAATAAACCTACTTGCGAGCCTTAACCGAAAGACTGAGCCTGTTGTAAAATCTAATTCCCCTGTATTTTCATCATTCGAATAATCAAATATAACTGTATTTTTTGTTGATACTTTTTTAATCGGTTCACTATGCCATGAAACATCGGGGTAATTTAGGTTATCATCCGTCGCGCTTATTAAGATTGAATAAATATTACCTAAAGTTAAAGCTGAACCAACAAGACTAAATTCATATACATTGTAATCTAGTTTGTTGTAACTAGTTCGGATAATCCCAGTCGTTGGGTCGTTACCAGTAAACGTAAGGTCTAAAACCACACCCCAATACCCCGTGTTCTGGTCTTTATAAGTTCCTAAAGTAGAATAAGAGCCATTTAGTAGCGTAGTGCCTGTAATAGTAAACAAAGTACCTACCTTTGCGAATTGAAACAATCCCTTTGTAGGGTTTGAATATGAGCCGTTTGATAAGGTTGTATCTACATCATAAGTATTGCCGCCTGTAAAATACATTAAAGTCTTGCCGTCGTACTCACTCCCAGCACTCGAAATAGGTCTAAATGAGCAGTCTCTCAAATCCTCTAGTAAGATATTATCAACTATTTTAGTATGTGTTAAGTTTAGCTCGTTACCTTCACAATCGGTTGCTAATATGCTTATGTTATCGTAGTTTGTATTTATTTGATTAGTGATAATATCACACTCAGAAATGAGTTGATTGTATGGTTGCCATTCCACATTTGGAAATTTACCTTGTTCTTTTAATTCTGAGAACAAAGCATTATCCCAATTAGCTATATTGTTGCAATCATCAAAATTAGTAACAGGAACAAATCTCAGCGGGTTTGCTTTTGGAATGTTAAAATAAGCGTCTGGCTTGTCTGCGGATATTCCCACTATTTCAAAACCTATGCTTTGTACCGCTCCGAAATTGTCACGAACATACATAGTATAAGAGCCAGCCAATATGCCCGTAAAGCTAGCTTGTGAATACCATACTATCTGATCTAAACTATATTCTTTAATTGTAGAAATATCACCTAATACAGTTGAGGTATTAGCTGTTACCGTTGCTCCATCTGCCGACTCAATAACTCCACAAGCTGAGATAGTCCATTGGTCAACCGTGGGCATTGGGTATGTCGTTGAGAAATCGTCACTATCTGTTATCGCTAGATTAACAAGCGGTAAAGGTGGCTGCCTTAAATAGTCGAAAAACAAATCCTCTTCAAATTCTGCAAGCTTCACGACTGGCGCGGTAATGTCAAAATCTGAAGCCCCGTAAGCTACTGTAATATTAAATCTTGCGTGAGTGTTTCGATCTGCTGCGTCTGCTTGTTCAGCCGTTACGCTTGTAACATTAAAAACTGGCAATGGTTCGCTGGATTCGGTATATACAGCGGTAATATTTGCAGGAAATGATAAGGCCGTGAAATGGTCTGAATAATCAACCGCCTCAATGGTTATAACATAGCCCTCTTCGCTATTACCCTCTCGACTTAGATTAAAATAACCCCCGTAATCCGCTAACAAGGCGTTATAATAGCCGTTAGAAGTCGGCTCTAGCGCGTCTGTTATTGTGAATTGAAACGGAGTTGCACGAACAGAGGCGCCAGTCTCGGTCACTCTCAATCCGTTCAAAGTAGATGAGAAAGCTAATACATCACCTATCTCAGATTCTGCCGCCCATGTAAGTTCTAATTTTGCGTAATTTGCCATATTTTACATATTTGCCTGAGTACCTTTGAAACTTCCTTTCATCTCAGCTATATTGTTTGTTGCTAATTCTATATAAAAAAATACATCGGTACCGTTGCTTACAAATTTAAACAAACCATTCGGATATTGTTCTATCAAATCCCATTGGGTTTTCGTTATCGGCAAATCACCAATCAACCATGTTTTATTTAGCATCAACGGAGAATCTAGAATATTTATAGGTATGCTATCACCTTCCACAACTTCTGATTCATCAACCTTTTTGCTTACTAATCCGTTGTTGCTTGCCGATTTTGTAAGTACTAAAGAGCCTACATTGTTCAATTCTTGCAAGCATCCATTTACAACAGCTCCCCACTCTCGCAGCATTCGCGCGGGCGTGATGCCTAAATTGTAAGCTAATGATGGGGATAAAATACCCGTCACACTCTCATAGTCAATCCCACGAATAGGTATTAATTCGGCTGTGCCTGTGTATTTCATCGCTTCGATTATGAAAATATCCTTATCGTTTTGCGTGTCACCGTCGGGATTTGATGCGTACTGCTCGCGCCTCGTTTGTTCAATCGCGTATGATTCTGCTATCCAATTAGTAACTAAATCTAATTCGTTATCAATGGTTAAGGGCGTTGAATAATTAACTTCTCCATGAATAACATTTAAACCGTTCAAATTATCTAACTCAATATCATCATACCCAACTTTTACAGAGCCGTAGGTCAAATCACTATTAACACTCATCTCAACATCTGCAATGGCTTCACCAAAATTTAAAACTTCGCTACCGGTACCAAAAACATAACCGTATTTTTCTATTCTAAAAACCTCAATATCTCCTTTGTATTCAATGCCAGCAACTAGGTTTTTTGTTTTGATATAATTCTCTAAAATATCTTTGAATTTTGAGTTGAAAGGATTTTCTTCTATTGGAAGGTTTCTCAGCATGTGCCCATCCTGCAAAGCTAAATACGCCCCTTCTCCGTCCTCATCATATCCTAAATCGGTTCTACCAAAATAATTAGAATAAAAAGCGTTTTTATTTCCAGTTATAACCTCAATCATTTGGGTGAAATATTCGTGAGGTAAAATACAGTTTGAAGTAGTTGCATCAAAATAGCTGACTGAATTGCTAGTTATACTAACAGTATTTAATCCCTTTTCTTCTTCTAAGTACCCATCAAAAAAAACATTTCCGATAATACCAATGTCAGAGCCTAACGGGTCACCCTCTTTAGTCACAACGAATGAAATGTAAAACTGTAAGCTATCACCCTCTGCAATCTCGATAGTTTCTGTTTTTTGATAGTCGACACTTGCATACCATCCATCATGTGGGGTTAGCTCCGTTGGCGTAAAGTCTGGTATTACCCCAGTTTGCACGGTTTCTAAATCTCCTTTTAAATTACCATCAGCATCTATTTGTCTGCGCGTCACGTAATACACGCAGTTTTGAGAGCTTAGTCTTGAAAATCTAAAATTAGCGTTTATGGTTTGTGTGATTGTTTTTGCGCTGTCAGATTCCAAATAGTAAGAGAAATACAAAGGGACATCACCTTGATATCTTGTCATGTCAAGGAATACACTCTTATAGTTTTCGTCTGGATTATATGTAACCTTCGTGGGAATTGCTAAAAAGTAGCTATCAGTACCAACAAGCGCATAACGTTCACCCTCGGCAATTAATAAATCATCATCAAAAGCCAGCTCACTATTCAGCTCTAAGGTTCTATCAGGTAAATAAATAGTTTTTAATAAGGTGGTGTAATCAGTCACAGCCTCACCATCTAAGCCTACCAACGTAGTGAGGTTTATTTTTTCTTTTTCGCCCGTGGTTATTTTATTGGAAAAGCTACTATCTACAAAATTAATCTCACCTACTAGCTCTTTTCTGCTTAACGTTGCGAAATCGGCAACCATTGGAAAGCCATCACCTAACGGAGTATAACTAAAAGCATCTCGGTTATCATTGCCCACCTCTATAATAAATGAGGTATAGGCGTTTGTTCCGTACATATCCGCGCTTCTATAAAGTCTTTGCTTAATGTCGTGAACGAATGAGAATGAGTTTGTAAGTTTACGTACTACACCGCGATAAGATTCTGAACGTACCAAACTAGCTTCGATTGAATCCCAGTTTTCAACCTTCTCAGTTCCAAAGGTGGTGATACCGTCCCCATCTTCTAAAGTAAACCTTATAGTGCTCATCGTGCAAATCGTTTAATTAAATCATCCGTTCTTTTAAGACTATCTAAGCCGCTGCGTTTTTTAGGCCTGTTGTTTTTCATCTCATTAATCATTCTATCACTATGTCTTTCAAATGACTTCTCAACTGCAGCTGCTATCATCTTACTTTGCGTATCATCATTGATATTAACAACTGATTTTATCATCTCTTTTCTTGTGATATTATCTAAGATTTTAGCGGACTCAACACCACTCCAAACCTTCGCACCCTTATACTCATCACCAAATAAGGTAGGTTTATCTACAAGCGAAATTTTACCTTTATGCTTCATAAATTCAGGGCGTTTTTCACCAGCTAAGAAACCGCCATCAGGGGCTGAGTTTACTCCTTTATCAAATGCGGGTAAAGACTTCGCTAGTATAGCAGCTGCAGCGGCTGCTCCAGTACCTATAACTAATGGTATTTGAGACAATGCAATAGGGGCAAATGCTGCTGTAAGAGGATTAGCCAATAAGACTGCAGCTGTCGCTTGAATAGCTGCCACCTTTTTGGCTGTATCAATAGCTACTTCTGTGGCTTGCACGGCCTGACCGAATAAAAATTGTTTCTTTTCAAGCTCCCTTTGCTTCTTCTCCTTCTCGTTTATCTTCGCGTCGCGTTCGGCTTCAATAGCTGACCTTACCTCATCATCTAATTTGTCGTTATCTAAACGTGTGTCATATTCTGCTGTGATGGCTTCCGTCTCATCGGTTAGTTTAGAGATGGCATAATCAAACAATGAATCCCCAATTGATACAGCCGTGTCAAATCCCTGTTGTAATAATTCAGCTTTTAACTCCTTTCTTCGCTCCTCATGCTCTTGCAATATACGCGTTTTCTCTTCTTCTTTTTCAAGATAAAGCTCTATTTCGGCATCGTTTAACTTGTCCATATCAGCAAGCACAGCCTCGTCATCTATTACCCCAGCTTCTTTTATTTGCGCTGGTACTTCCGCTAATTTTTCCTGAGATACTTTTAATTCTTTGTTTTTTACTATTGTTTCATCAGTAGTTTTGTTTAATGCTTTTTGTAAAGTATTTCTTTGGTTTGCGCTCCTTCTCGTTTGGGTAAAAAAGTTCGATTCAGCATCTATCACCTCAGAATATGCAACTACTACCCTATCAAGTTCAGAGTCTTTAGTCTTGCCGTACTTCTTAAACACCTCTAAGTACGCAAGCTCTTCCTTTGTTAATGATGCAAAATGTTCTTTGTGTTGTTTTAAAACAGACTTGTAATAATCAGCGTCGCCAGTTTGTCTAGCTGATTTTCTCTCAGCTTCTAAGTCTAACGTTCTGATAGCTCGCTTCCTTAAATCTTCTTGCGCATCGTAGTTCTTAATAAAAGATAATGTTTCTTCTTCGTTTAATCCAGTTAACGCTTGAACCACCGCAAGTTCAGTGCTTAGTTGTTGGTTGGCTATCGAAACCCTTTGTTCTGCTAATTTTTTCTCAATTGTTATAATTTTTTCGGACGCAACTATTCTCTCATCTTTAGAAAGATTTACATTGTCAACATCTTGTTTTAATTCCTCAGTTTCCAAGCGCCCTTCTTTTTCTGCAATAGTCATGCCTCTACGCCTATCACCCAAATCATCTAAGGCGGCCGCGTATGCCTCACCAGCTTTTATAGCTTTTTCAAAGTTGCTTATCATATTCAACAAGTCTCCAGTTGCGATTGACTTCTTAAAACTCTCCCAGCCTTGTTTCATGCCTTCAATAGTCATAGCGAAGGAGTCACCGCTCACTTGTGTAGAATCGATGACCTCCTTCCCTACTCTCATTGCTCCACTTGCGGCTGCGATTGCGGCGGTGACTGCTAACAATCCCCCTTTTACTTTATTCCATGCGTCTGTATATTTTCCTACACTCCTTTGATTTTGTCCTAATGAGGCATCTATTTTTTTTAACTTAGCGTCTAATTTTGTAATTTCCGATGCTGCTGTTTTAAATTCGTTAGAGCTTAACCCGAATTGAACCGCGACATCTTTTGCCTTGTTTCTTAATTCTGTTAATTTTTTACTCTCCTGAGCGTAAGCGCTTGTAAGTTTCGCGGTGGCGGCTGTTTGTTTCGCGGCTATTGTTGCCTCCTGTTGTGCTGTCCTATTTTTGGTCTGCATCGCCTTTTCTTGCGCGATAGTAGTGCGTGCGACATCTTGCTTTAGCTTCTCTTCCTTCTGTAATAAATCGAGCTGTGTTTTAGTTAGCGCGTTTGCTTCATTTTTGATAGTAGATAGGTCTTTAGCTGCTTTATTATATGCGGCTATTCCTGTATTGTTAGCAAACGTCTCGTTTAATTTCTTGCCGTCTGCAATAATCAAATTAAGATTGTCGATGGTAGTTTTTAGCGCTACGTTAAGGTCTGTAAATGCCTTTTGAACACTGCTATCTATTACATTACTACTTTTTATTGGAGGCATCAGCTATGTATTTAATGTAGTCGTTTTCATATGTTAGGAATTGCAATAAACTTATCTTCTTAGTATCAATTGCAACCTTCCTATATTTTTCAATTGCATTTATTAATTGCTCATCAGTCACGCTTTCGCCTACTGTTTTGCTATTCTTTGCCTTTTCAAGCTCTAAAATGTCTGTGACTAATGTATCTAACGAGCGTTTTATATTAACACATTGAGCGTAAACATCCACACTAAAATCAATATCGTAGCCTAGTTCGCTCAGAAAATCAATACTAACACCTATTAAATCGGGTTTATCTGAAAACATCTCAACCTGAGACAAGGCAATTAAACAAAGCGTGCGCTCGGTGTCTAGTTCTAATATCTCACGATCTAAATCAAAGTAGGCGCTTGCTGTTGGTCGCTTTACAATCTCGTCATTATATTGAGAAAGTATTTTATCATAAGCTGCCTGTACATCATCGGTCAGTTTTATACTATCAATATCAAGGTAATTATCAAGATATACTAAGTATCTTAAATCGCTCTTTCTGTTAGCTTGTTGCCAATTCCAATATGGCACATTATCAATATCATTAAATACTCTCATAAACCCATCAAATTAGATATGTAAGCCAAGAAATTTGGTAGTAATTGCGATTTAATTAACTTCTCCATGCTTTCGTCTGAAATCTCCATAATATCAGCACCGTATTTCTTTACTAATGCGTCGTTTTTCCAGTCGGAAGACGCAATACTGAAATCACTTTTCATCTTCATTCCTTCGTAAAAATCACCTGTTACTTTTAAATCTGCAATAGGTGACGAAATAGAGCCTATTGCTTTTTTATATTCGGCATATTCTGGAGATTGATAAGCGTATAAAGTACTCCCATCACCGCCTTTACCTTGCGTTAACTGTTCGTGTACGGTGTCAATAAACAAAGGCTCGTTAATCAAAATAAACTCATTTACCATATTGTCCCAATTGGTTGTGATATGGTTAATGTTATCGCTTAGTTTAATTAACTCGTCCATGGTTTAAAATTACGAATGTTATTAGTTTTAAAAAAGTTGAAAATAAAAAAGGGGCTAATTTGCCCCTTTCTTTGATGTAAATAACTTTTTCAGTTCTTTGTAGTCTGCCTTCATCCGCTTCTCTTTATTGGCAAAATACCAGTAATGAGGCTCGAAATCTTTTAAAAATTGGCTTTCGGTTATCCCGTCCACCAATTTTAGGTTTATTTCTAAGTGACCAACCCTAACCATTACGCGATAGTTACGGTTACGGCTGCCACGTTAGATAGTCCTGTGGTTGTCATTAAAGAAGGGTCTACGCAATCAAGAGTTCCGGTTACTAACCCCGTGCCTGACAAAGTGTATAGCCCACTAGCGGCAACATCTCCACCGCTCACACTCGCGATAGACTGTTCTGCTCCCGCTGTTGTTTTAAGGCTGAAATCAGCCGCAACTAATCCGTATTGAGGGTTTGCAAGCTGTACATCTTCATTAGATGAAGCCCTATAAGCCTTAAATGTGATTGTAGTTGCCGAAGCGCTTACAACCTCTAAAGTAATATCATTTAGAGCCTTCAAGCGTGCTGGATTAAATAAAGGCTTGAAAACTAAAGAATATGACCTCATTTCTACAATATCATCTAGTGTTATCTTGACAGGTGCCTTTTCTGCTACTGAGCCATCATTATCGTCTGGATTCTCAATATTTAAAACCTTCAATCCAAAACCGCTTAATACGCCAGAGGTTGGGTCTTTATACATTTTTAACTTCCCACTAGCCGTGGCAAAAACTAGGGTATGAGTAGTTGCTCCGCTATAAGATTCAAGTTTCTGATACATTTCGTAGTTAGCTTTAAATTTTGCTAACCAGCTGATAGTCCCGTTTGAAACTGGAATATCTCCCAATGAAGTGCTATCGTAAACAGCACCGCTGTTCTGAGGTTCTATACTGTGAAAATCAGGGAATGGAATCACATCTCCACTTTGGATAGCTGTTTCCCATTCACTTTTTGTTTTCGCGAGTGTTTGAGTTGAAAAACTAAACCCCTCTTTCAATAAGAAGGCTTTTTTATACTGCCCGTCGAGCTGCTCGCAAGCTACTGAGGGGTTAAGATTTGAATTACCGCAAGTATCTGCCATTTTATTTTATTTTTTAACAAGTTAGTAAACTATATTTCATTGTGTAATCAATCCTAAAAATATGCCATGGGTGCATATTTGGATGTTTAAGGTTTTTAATGTCGAAATCACCATAAGCTTTCGCCCCAGTTACAATCCCTTTCACCTCCGCTTTATCGAGTAGTTTTATAACAGCTCCATGGGCTTCCTCAACTGCGCGATGGGATAAATCTGGATATAAATCTTTTAGATTCACAGCGAAAAAAATTCCAACATTATGAACGACCTGCCCAGCATCAAAAGATTCAGTTTCATCATTCACATCAAACCACGATAAAACACTTAATTTATCGTTAAATTTAACAGCCTTATAATCATTAGTCCCAGATACGTGAACCTCGGGCGTTAATGATTCGTTTATCAAATTTCCAAACACGCGCCCATTAAATTGCTTCTTACTTGAGGATACATCCGCCCAAAGTTCGTCAATAAATATTTCCTGTACATCTTGGATTGGTGCATCAATACCCTTAGGATCCTGTATCATGATAAAGTGTTTAATTCAAATCCGTTGGAATAATAACCATTTACCAACCTATTAATCTGAGTGTTCAACGATTCTACTTCTTTTCTTAAAGTAGGAATAAGCCCTATTATGCGGTCTGGAACCCCTTCGAGTTGTGCTATTATAAAGTTTAGTTGCTCAGATGATATTTGCTCAGTTCTATTAGATCTTAACGATGTGATGTAAATTTGTACCGCATTTATCACTATTTGCAATTGAATAGCGGGCGCAAATATATGCTCACTGTTAATTAATAGATTTGAATAATCGCTAAAAACAAATACATCAGGATTCAAGCCCCAACAATTAGAACTTGAATTAACATCATCTAGGTCAAATAATTCATTTGCGGTCACGTTTTTAACATCAACTGAATTAAAACACAAATGAGTTATTGAAGATTTAACACCAGCTCTTTGATATTCGCGTTTAAAAGGTAGTACCGTCAATCCGCTTGTGAGATAACCTAAATACCATTCACCTTGAAACGAGTCTAACGTATCGTCAATGCGCCAATTTAGAATTTCAACTTGCTGAGGCTTAGTTATTGACACTACCTTACTAAATATAGGGTCTTTAACCGCAGAATTAAAAAGCAATAATTCAATATCCCCAGTGCCACTAAACTCTAAAAAGATGCGCGTCAACTCAAAAGCTACATTTTTCTCTAACGATTTATTGATTCGATACCCAACAAAGCTATCTGTAATTAAATCTTCGGTTTGAACTTTATTATTTGCAAATTGATACAAGATTTGCCTATCGATATAGTCAGAATCTAAAAGAACTTTATCCATAACCTCACTAACTGATTTAGACTGCAATTCTTTTAAAAATAAATTGAAATCAGCGTCAGAAGCTTCAATATAGTCTTGTGTTTCTTTTAAAGATTCGATTTTACAATAAGGATTCTCAGTTGCGTACCGCCCAGATCTAGAGGTTTGATTGTCGATGTCAACAATAGCAAAAGCGGGATTAGATGGGTTTTTAAACCCAACTAATCCACTAAAACTATTTGTAACTTTTGCTTTATCAAACATATATCTATACTAATGCAAACGCTTGTAATGGCGTTTCGTTCGCTACTGTTAGCGGTGCTGTATTGAATGATAAATAAGCGAAAGCTTGCACCTGAGTACCTACACTTTGATTTTCAGAATTAACTCCAGTTCCATCTTGACGGGCGCTATATTCGTGCAAAGCTAGAGGAAGCCCTGTAACTGGGTGTACAATAGATCCATATTTATTGTCTGGCCCCGTAAATCCTTGTCTGTTCTGAATAGGCATCCAATCCAAAACAGAAGTGGTCATATCAGGCTCAGCAATGAAAAACCCTTTCGTGTAAAGCAATGTTGCGGCTTTAGCGTCAAGCTCAACAGAGTGAATCCAATTAATACCACCAAATTGAAATGATGTATTGATACTATTCCCAGCTCCGTTGGAAGCTAAAGCTTGCATTTTATTATATCCAATAGTATCGGCGTAAACAGTCAACATTCCAGACCACTTATTGATCTTCATGTTTGATTTGATAATTTGCGCAGCCCTGTATCCATTGTC